AATTTTATTCTTTCACAGTTTTCATCAGTGACCGTAATTCCCGACGAAATCCCGAGGATCTGGGTCTGCACGGCGCCCGCTACCGCCGTTTTACAAACGTCAGAATTGTTTACAACAACACTTGGTGAGTTTGCAGTTGGTGGTGTATTATTTGTAACAACAGTAGAACTTACAGTATTTGTTTCTGCAAAAACTTGTGTTGATATAAATAATAAAACAATAATTAATCTTAACATTTCCATCTTCTTCTAGCTTGTCTTAATCTTGAATTAGGATCTTTTGCAGCTTTAGGAAATTTTTTCATTTGCCCTGCACTTCTAGCACAGAATGATTTACGACGCTTTGCGTCTTTTGACCCAGGTTTAACTTTTCCTGTTACAGCTGTTTTTAATTTTGAACCTGGATTATCTCTTCGATATTTGGCAACACCAGCTTTGGTCATTCCCGCCCCAGACTTTGTGGAGCGGAAATATTTTTTTGTCTTCGGTGGCTGTTTATCCCTTTTTCTAGCCATGAAGGAAAGTTATTGACGTAATGTTCGTTAACGTAGCATGACAGTCAGTTTCAAATCTTAGACCTTCATCATTAAAATCAATATTCTGTGTAAGCGTTGCGCCTGCGGGTGTAGCCATTTCAAATAAAGTAGTGCCACTTGCACCACCATTTTTTAAAACAACTGAACCTGCGGAAGATGCGCCCACTAAATATAATTTTACAAGTCTAGTCGGACCAGAAGTTACTGAACCTGTGCCAGTTAAGGTTTTAGATTTAAGACCAAACATTAGCTTAAGTTGTTATTTTGCATGTAAAGCACGGTAACAGTGGCAGCACCTGTTGTGCCGTCTCCATTAGCTGCTGTAAATGTTGCAGTAACTTGTTGATCAGTTGTACCGATATCAGTTCCATCAGTTTGAATTGTACCTCTAGTTGTAGCTAAAGCTTTTACATTCGTAGCTGGTAGATATTCATCAGTATCACCTGAGTGTCCTACTTGCACCGTAGCTGTTCCGCCATCATTAGATACAGTTGTAACGTTTAAAATTACATCTACAATCTGTGAGTTAGCTGGAATAGTTGCTACTGTAGTTGTGTTAGTAGCACCAATAATATCTATTACTGCTGATTGAGCCATTAACGCAAACCCCGTGTTTGCAACATCAGTACCTACTGTGTTACCGCTCGTATCTTTTATCGATCCTGCTTTAATAGGACCTGAAAATGTAGTTGTTCCCATGTCAACCTCCTTTGTTAGTTGTCGTTTAAGTCTTGGGTAAAAATACTATAAAATAAAAAAGGCGCTCTTACAAGCGCCCTTTTTCCTTGGAAAGATCAAGAAGTTTTTATGAACCTTGTGATCCAAATACACATCTAGGATCTGAGAATCCAAAGCTATATCTTTCACGTGCTTTGTATCTCATGTTTCCTGTATCGAAATCGCCTTCCATACCAGTAGTAAGGGCAGCTCTTAC